TGGAGACACGGAGTTCGTAGTCTGAGCCGTCGCCGGCGGAGACGTTGAGTTCGATGCATCCTGAGAGGACGCGGAGGTTGAAGGCGGAGACTTTCATGTCTGGATGGTACCGCTAGCGGGAGTGGTGATGCTAGGGTGAGTGAGTGACGGGAGCGCTGTCGAGATTCGCGAAGGGTTTCCATCTGGACAGGATTCAGATGAGCTTTTTGGAGACGATCGGGTCTGGTAGTGACCCGGTGGAGGCGGCGAGGAGTTTAGGGATTAGCAATGCACGAGTGGGAGCATGGGTGCTGGATCCGGCGTTCCGAGCAGCGTTTCAGTTGGTGAGCAGCGCTGGTGAGGCGTTGCAGCGGCCGGGTTTTTTGGCATGGTTGCGAGAGCGGGCGAAGAGTGACGAGAAGCAGGGTCCTCAGTTTGCGAAGCTGTACCTTGAGCACTCGAAGGCGTTGGTGGTGGAGTCGGTAGGATTTACGTCGAAGGAGGGTTCGTTGGAAGGCGAGGTTTCCGAGCTTGAGGATGTGGACCTGGAGGGTTTGCTATGAAGGTGCTCCCCGAGATCGTGGTTGAGCCGTTAGCTGGTCACTGCATTGTGAAGCGGCTTCCGAAGCGGAGTTTGCGTGGTCGTGGGTCGATTATTTTGCCGGACGACTTCACGGGTTGTCCGTGGCTTGGCGTGGTAGTAAGGTGCGGCGCGGCGTCGGACATGTCTCGAGCCGAGGTAGACACGGCGTTGTCGTTACTGGAGGAAGGGACCGCCGAGGCTCTTGGGGATCTTGGAGCTCTGCTCTCCGCCAACGCTCGCGCGGCGCCGGTGGTTCCTGGTAGCGTGGTGATGTACCATGAAGTCATGGGCACCGAAATCAACCTGGGCAGCGGCGGCACGCAAGGTCTGGTGCGCCTCTGCTACGAAGACCTGCTGGCCGTGATGGAAGACGTAGACTGGACTGAGCACGCGACCGATGAGTAGCAAGAACACGATCGTCCTCTACCACGCGGGATGCCTTGACGGCATAGCCGCGGCCATGGCGTGCCGGCTGCGCCGCCCGGAAGCGGAGCTGGTTGCGTGCCACCACGGGGACCCGGCTCCGGACGTCGCCGGGAGGAATGTTCTGGTGGTGGACTTCGCGTTTCCTCGCGAAGAGACCAAGCGCATGATCGAGACGGCGGCCTCGTTCCTGCTTCTCGACCATCACGCGACGAACGCCGAAGACCTCAAGGGTCTTCCTGGTTGCGTCTTCGACATGAAGCGATCCGGGGCGATGCTCGCTTGGGACTGGGCCTTTCAGGGCGAAGAATCCCAGTGGTGGGTGAAGTACGTCCAAGACCGTGACCTGTGGAAGCACGAGCTGCCCGACACCCACGAAGTCAACGCCTACTTCTCCAGCCTCCCGCTCGAGCTCGACGCATGGATCGAAGGCGTGCTGAATAGCACGCTTCGCTACGCGAAGAGCGCCGGGATTCACCTGGTGCGTGATAGAAAGAAGAGGATCGCGGCCGCCGTGACGCAAGCCGCCCAATTCACGTTGTTCGGGTACACGGTCCCCGCTGTAAATCTCTCCGATGACACGATTGTCAGCGAGGTTTTGTGCGAACTGTGCAAGGGGGAAGCCTTCGCCGTCGCCTGGAGCGAGCGCATGCTTCCGCGCCGGCACGTCTTGCTCCAGTTTCGCTCCGACGGAATGGCCGGGTCGCTCGACGTCGGCAGTCTCGCCAAGCAGCATGGCGGCGGAGGGCATGCGAAAGCTGCCGGCGCGCAGCTGTGGGGCGAACGCGTCACATGGGCGCTGGGAAGCTAAAGCAGCTCTACCGGCGCTACCCGAAGGGCTCGGATGGGCGGAAGATCGTCGACCTGATGCTCATGGTGCGCGCCACGATTCGCCAGGGCGGATACCGCGCTGCACTCGAGTCGTTCTACTGGATCAAGGACAAGAACGCTCAGATCCATCCGATCAAGCTCAACGCCGAGCAGGTCGACTTTCTCGAAGAAACCGATCGCCAGATTGCCGAGCGCGGCTACGTCCGCGTCCTCGTCCTCAAGGCACGCCAGATCGGCTTTTCGACGTTGATCCAAGGCCTACAGCTCATCAACTCGCTTGCCCGCCCGTTTCAGTTCTCGGTGACCCTCGGCTACGACAGAGAGAACTCGAAGTACCTTTACGGCATGTCCAACCGATGCTACGAGAGACTTCCTGGCGGACGGCCACCGATGGAAGTCGACCGGCGTGCCGAAACTCGCTTCTGCAAACCGAACCGATCGGAAATCTCCGTGCAGACTGCCGGGACCGTCAACGTCGGCCGCGGCACAACCATTCAGTTCGTGCACGCATCCGAGCTAGCCTTCTACACCAACCCGGAAGACATGTTCACCGGGTTCGAACAGGCAATCGCCGACTCTCCGGGCACATTCGCATTCAAGGAGTCCACCGCCAACGGCGCCGGCAACTACTTCTTTCGAGAATGGAACAATGCCGAGGCTGGACTCTCGTCATATGTCGGAAAGTTCTACTCGTGGTGGGCCCACGTCGACTACAGACTCCCGTTTCAAAGTGCCGGCGAACTCGACGACCTCAAGCGCGGACTTACGAAAGACGAACTCGCCCTCCTCGAGCTCGGCTGCTCATTCGAAAACTTGAAGTGGCGACGACGCACCATCATCACCAAGTGCCAGAACGACCACCGGCGATTCAAGCAGGAATATCCCGCGACCGCGCAAGAAGCCTTCCTCACCAGCGGCCGGCCGACCTTCGATTCCGACCAGATGGCGAAACTGCTCGCCCTCACCAAACGGACGGAACCGATCTTCACCGGCTCCTTGCAGGCCATCGACGAATGATCCACGACGGAGAGCCCTGGCGCCTGCCATCGCGGTTGATCGAGGAGGAGCGGAACTACTCGCCGATCTGGCTCTACAACATGCCGGAAGACGATGAGATCTACGCTGTCGGAATCGACACCGCCGAAGGCAAAGTCCGCAACGTCGCCGCCGGCCCCGTCGATACCTCCGGCCGAGACCCAGACTTCAACGCCATGAGCGTCCAGCGCGTCAGCGACGGCCTCGAGGTCGCAACCTACCGATCGAACTACGCCTACCCGATCCTGCTGCGCGACGTCCGTGCCATCCTCACCCTCTACACCACTTCCCAGCCCCCGCTAGCCGTCCCCGAAACCATCGGAGCCGGATACGCCCTGGCCGAATCACTCCGCGACCTCGGCTACCCGCACATCTGGCTCGAACGCGTATGGCTGCGACTCGAACAAACGTACGAAGAGCGCCTTGGATGGCGCACCAATGCCCAAAACAGGAACATCCTCATCAAGTCCCTGCAACAGGAACTCGACGACGGCACCTGCGGCGTCCAATGCCGCCGAACCGCCATCGACATGACCTCGATGGCCCGCTCTAAGCTCGGCAAGCACGAGGCACCACCCGGCGCACACGACGACCTCGCCGTCGCGCGGATGCTCGCCAACATGGGCCGGAAAACACTCCTCCCAGGCAACGAAAAGGACATCAAATCAGGCGCCGAAGAGCCAGTCCGACGGTCACAATCCGAAAAAGATGCCGAATGGGCTGCCGAACTCGTTGAACAGATCGAACAATCCGGGCACGATGGCGCCAAACCAATCGACCTCGACCTAGCTTGGTAACCGCACTACTCGCCTTCCTGGCCATCCAGTCGATCTTCCTCGCCTGGGTCCTGTGGCTGCTCTGCCGCCACATCGCCGACCTCACTAGGGCCGGCGCTTACCGGCGCGCACACGACCTACACCTCCAGCACACCGCAGAACGACTCGATGGCGCAGAGGCATACCGCGCCAGCGACCAGCTCGTCAAGACCGCTGACGTCGGGCTCGACGACCTTCTCGTAAGCCGAAATGGCGCCACCCGGACCGGTGTCGACACGGAAATCTGGATGGAAGCCGGCGAAGTCGCCAAAGAGCGCGGCATCACTCAGCAGCTCGCCTACGACCAAATGCTCGTCGACAACCGCGATGCAGGATTCGGACCGGTGCTCTGATGATCCTCGCGATCAACCAACACCGCGGCGACCTCTCCGAAAAAGACAAGAGCGCCCTGCGACTCCTGTCCAACGTCGAAAACGCCGTCAACTGGCTCGGCTCGAAACAGATGTTCGAACGACAGTGGGCCATCAATATGGCTTTCTACGGAGGGCAACAAGACCTCTCCTGGGACCGATACGGGCAGCGTCCCATCAACCGCCGGATGCCCGACCACCGCGTCAGAGCCACCTTCAATAAGGTCCTCCCAGCCGTCGAAAGCGCCGTCGAGAAGATGGCCGGCGTCCAGCCCTCCTGGGACGCCAGACCGAACACCAGCTCGTCAGAGGACGTCCAGGCAGCCCGCATCGCCAACCGCCTGCTCGACTACTACCACGACGAACTACAGATGCGCGGGGTGTACACCGAGCTGCTCATGTGGGCCGCCATCTGCGGCACCGGATTTCTCTACAACACCACTCGCAAAAATCCGCGCACCAAAACCCGCGCGTACTTCGACCCGTACAGCGGGCAACCGATCGCACCCTCCACGATCACCGAGTCCATGCGCGCCGCGCTCGACCGCAACGGGTTCTACGAAGACTATTACGCCGTCAGCCCAGACGTAGCCGTTCTGTCGCCGTTCCGCCTGGCCTTCGAGCCCGCGGCAAGCAAGGCGCTCGATTCGCGCTACTTGCTCCACGAAACCCCCATGTCAGTCGACGAAGCCTACGAGAAATGGGGCATCATCGCCGACCCAGAGGAGCCGCCCGCCGGCATGACCGATTACGAGTCGCGATTCCGCTCCTTCTACGGGCCACTGCGCGGCGGCAGCGCCGGCGGCGATACCAACGTCGACGGAAAACAGACCATGGCCAGGGAAGTCATCCTCAAGCCATACGTCGAACGCAACGCGCACTCCTCGAAGTGGGACGAATACCCGGAAGGACGACACGTCCTCGTCGTCGGCGGGAAAGTCGTCATAGACGGCCCGAACGAGTTCTACAAACTCGGCTTCCGCGGCGGATTCCCCATCGCACCATTCACCTGGCACTTCATGCCGGGCCGGCTCTGGGGCATGGCGCTCGTCGAAATCCTGATCGACCCGCAGAAGGCGTACAACGACATCCGGCGCCGCAAGATGGACAGCTTCCGGCTCATGGGACAACCGAAGTGGACCGCGCCCTACGGCGCCAACCTGAAGCGAGACGCCATCAACGACCGGCCCGGCGAAATCATCGAATGGAACGCATCCGCCGGCCCTCGACCCGAACCTGTTACCCCAACCCCGTACCCGCCGGCAGCCGGGGCCGACCTCGAACAGGGCGCCGTCCGTGACATCCAGGACGCCGCTTCCCAGCACGACATCGCCAGCGGCCTCGCGTCCGGAGATATGCACTCCGCACCGGCCATGGAACTCGCACTCGACGCCGACCGACTGGGCGATGCTCCTAAGGTCCGCCGACTCGAAGAGGCTGTCGCTATCTGCGGAGAAAACATGGTCCGCACAGCCGCCTACGTGCTCGATGGCGAGTCCATGATCGAAGTCGTCGGAGCTGGACGAGAAACCGAAATCATCCGGTTCCGTGCCGCACAACTGAAGGGCGTTCGAAGCGTACGCGTCATGCGCGGCTCGATGGAAAACCAGAGCGCCGGCATGGTCTTCCAACGCGTACTCAACGCCGCACAAGTCGGCGCCATCAACCCCGGCGAAAATCCCGCCGACCGCGAAATCATGATGCGCGCCGCACAGTTCCACGAGTACGACCCAGAGGCGGGTGCCCTCACAATGGAACGACGACTCGCCGAACGGGAAAACGAACACCTGTTCGCGCCAATCGAGTCCGGAGCTTTCGGACCCGTACAGGTCCGCAGCTTCCATAACCACCAAATCCACAACGAAACGCACCGCGAGAAGATGCGTTCGACGGAGTTCGACAGACTCCCGGAATGGCAAAAAGCCGCCGCGGAAACGCACGTAGCAGAACATGAACAGAGAATCCAACAGGTGATGGCGGCGCAAATGGCTATGGTCGAAGCCTCTAAGGGCGCCCCCGGACCCAAGGGCCAGCCGTCGCCGCCGAAGAACAGCAGTAAACGATGAAAACGAACCACCAACCCGGACCGTGGGGCTACTCCTGCGACCGCTGCGGCATGATCGCCCTGGCGTTCACAACCCCGTTCCCGCCGCCTTCCGGCGAACTCCTCGAGGACATGGACATCTGCCAGCGCGGACCGCGACCCTCAACGCGCAGAAGCAAACTCCACTGCCAGCACTGCGAGCGACCCGTGCCAGAACATCACGGCGCCGTCGTGCGCTCACGCATCGTGAACATCGACCAGTTCATCCAAAGCCGGAATGAAGCCCGCGTGCCCGGCCGGCGCGTCTACGGCGGACGGAGACCGCAAGAATCAAGGTCCAACCATGGCGTTCAACTGCTCGACGGAGAAATCCCCATGGCGGCCATCGAATACGCCGACATGGTCGCCCTTCCCAGTGACCAACCCCCGCCCCTCGCGGACGGCGCCAACCCGGAAGAAGTCGCTCGCCTGGCGGAAACGGCAAAGACGGCCGCCGACCGACTCGAAGCTCACCACCCGGTGAGGGACGATGTCGACTACGGCGCAATCCGAGCCGAACTCGGCAAGCGGCCGACCCAAGCGGAACTCGATGCCCCGCCGCAACGAGCCGACAAGAAGGACCCGAAGGCGATCGAGCGGTTCCTGGGCGGGAGCGATGCCGATGCTGCCCTGGCGTAGAAACAAGGGCGCCGAGCTCGTCAAGAGCCTCGGATCGAAGATCACCAAGAGCGCCGCCGGCTACCGACCGGCGGCAACCCTGATGACTCTGACGAAAGAGAAAGCCTGCCTCTCGTGCCGCAACTTCTGCCACCCGTTCCTCACGGAACTCCACGCCGAACCGCAAAGCGCAGGCACCTGCCGGCTCGTGAAGGGCTCGATCAACAAGAAGAACTACTGCAACCTCTGGCGTGGGGTTGAGGCATGACGCCGTCCATCGGAGTCGCACAGCGCGTCACCGGAGAGAGCGCCTTCAATTTCGACCTGAATCGCCACCTGCTCATGGCGATCTACGACGGCGGCGTTGCCAATGTCTCCACCGTGCTGCGCGCCGCCGCAGACGGCGACCTCAAGGTGACCCTCGATGGCGAGACGGTCGCCGTGTCCGTCGGGAGCCTCCCGCTCCCCGCTGGAGCCGCCACGGAAGCGACCCTGGCCCTGCTCGAAGGCAAAGACTTCGCTACCGAAGCGACCGCCACGTCGATCCTCGCGGCCCTCGCCGGCCTCGCAACGGCCTCCAACCAGCTCCCAGATGGCCACAACGTCACCGTCGCTGGCGTGGCGACCCAGGCGACACTAGCGGACATCCTGACCGAACTCCTGCTCAAGGCCAAGCTCACCGACAAGCAGCCAGTGAACCTGAACGACGGAGCCGGCACCTCCCTCAACTCGACCCTGAACGCGCTGCATGTGTCGATCCAGAACATCCCGTCCGTCTCGGCCAGAGTGTCGGACTCAGGCGGTGCAGGCATCGGCAGCGACACGTCGAACGGACAAGTCGGCCTCAACGTCAACCAAATCGGCAAGAAGCTCCTATCCGGGTTCCTCGACATCAACGGCGCCG